CGATGGTCATAACCCGTGGGTTATTGACTTTATTTGCGTTTCTGGCAGAGAAGATGTATTATTTACTTTCAGAGAATTGAAGCGGCATTTTGTGTATATGGGTTACGACCGGTGTTTTGGGCTGAGAACAGAGACGGGTCGAGTCGGCAAGCATATCCTTAGAGGAGACTAACATGGGTGGTGGAAGAAGTGGCGGTGGAGTTGAAAGAGTTAACTCTGAAAAGGCTAGAGAGCAATTAGCCGCTAGAAAACAAACCATTAAAGACAGTAAACTTTCTAAAATGCCGGGGGTTGGCGGTGCTTTGTCTCAGGCGATGGGAGAGTTTAGCATTGCTCAACAGGAAAAGAGTTTAGAGGAGGGCGGCTATGCTGTAGCAGTACCGGGAACATCTTTTGCTCCGCAAGGTCAGGCTTACACAGAAGCTCCCGGTATGAAGTCTAGCAGAAAGATGGGCGGTGAAAGATTTGCTGTAGGCTCTCAGGGCAAGCCTTCAAAGGAAGGTCCTGCTGGCAGCATAGGGCAATACTCAGCGTTTAAAAAAGGCTCGCAAACAGGAATGGGTTACGTCGGTGACGTTGCCGGTGTGGTAAAAGAAGGCGAGCTTTTTGGGCAAAAGACTAAAACCTTTACCGGCAAGACTGGCTATAGCCCGTCAGGTGAAAAAATAGATGAGCCAAAGGGCGGTGGTGGACAGGAGCAGACTCTTGTTGCACAAGCTGAAGCAGAAGAGGCAGCGCCAGAGTCAACGATGGCAATGCTACCGGGTGAAACTCCTTCTCAATACCGTCGTCGTGTGCGTCGCTTTGGTGGCGGCACAATCGTTGAAGGTGGCGGAGTCCTTTACAAATAGGGTTAGTTATATGGCAATAAGTGACGAAGTATTGAATACTGCAATCGAACATATTTATGTTTATGAATCTCAAGCTGGTGAAATAAAAGACAAAGACCCCATTGGCGGCACTGAAAGTGAATTTCACATGAAGGTTGGGATTGCAAAAGTGTATGACAAATCACTCAGTAAAATGACACAGGAGCAGTTTGATGAAACTGTAAGCTCTGAACGCAAGCGCGAGCTTGCGGAGCAGCATGTTTTAGCTGAGGCGGCCCGGATGGAGAGTAATGGTATTGATTTTAATGTTTTGAAAACAGGTGAGTCAGTAGCTTTGCTCAGCACAATATACAACTATGGTAATCAGCCAAATACAACCAAATGTTTTAGCTACCTGTCCGAAGCAAGAAAGAAAAGACCGAACATGACAAAAGAGTTTGAGGTGCAGGCTATGAACTCATTAGACATTGCGCGAGCAGATGGTAAGATAAGTATGGGTGCTATGCAAAGAAGCATCTCACATCAAGCAACATTTACTGGGAAATTAAATGTTGAAGAAACTTACAAAGCAACGCCTAATTATTCAGCAAAAGACAAGGCTGATTTGTATGCCGACATAACAAGCAGAAGCAAAGAGTGCAAAAGTTTTGCTGAGGTAATTGAACAAAAAGACTTACTAAATAACGGTGAGGAGATTATTTACATAACAGAACCTCCAAAGCCAGACAAGCTGCCTACTGCTGGCTTTACAGAACAGCCTAAAGAGGTTGTTGACATTGATTTATTCCCAACACCAGATGTAGTTACAGGAGACTTGTAATGGGTTTTTTAACGCCTAAAACTCCACCGCCACCCCCGCCACCAGAGCTGCCACCAGAACCAGACTTAGGCAAAGCTGCTGTTATGGCGGAAGAAGCTGAGATGGAAAAGCGTAAGCGCAGAAAAGGTGCTGGCTCTACCATTGTTGCGGGCGCTCTTGGCGAAAAGGCAACAGACGTTACCACAAGCAAACCAACATTGATGAGTTAAGCTATGAAACCTAATGACATCGTAAAGCGCTACGAACATACAAAATCCCGCAGAGATAACTGGGACACCCATTATCAAGAGCTGGCCGACTACATGCTGCCTCGAAAGGCTGACATCGTTAAGAAGCGGTCACGCGGTGAAAAGCGTATGGAGTTAATTTACGATGGCACAGCGTTACAGTCTGTTGACCTCATGGCGGCTTTCCTTCACGGGATGCTGACAAGCGGAAGCGCTCCTTGGTTTCACTTAGACCTAAAGGATGAAGACATTAACCGTGACGATGATGTGCGTGAATGGCTGCAAGACACCAGCATGCGTATGATGCGAGCGCTTAACCAGTCTAACTTTGAGACAGAAGTTCACGAAGCCTATGTTGACCTTGTTGTCTTTGGTACTGCTTGCATGTTCTGCGAGATGGACAAGGGTGGGTTGCGGTTTAGCACACGGCACATCTCTGAGTTTTATGTGCAAGAAGACCAATACGGCATGGTTAACACCGTGTTCCGTGAATACAATATGACGGCTGCTCAAGCAGTAGAACGATTTGGGTTAGATAATGTTGGGGATTTTATACGCAGAGCTTTTGAGAAAAAACCCGATGACGACATCTCAATCCTACACGCAGTTGTTCCGCGGACAGAGCGAGACGTTACCAAGGGCGACAAGAAGAACATGCCTTTCATGTCCGCATACATTGGCATGGAAGACAAGAACATCATTTCAGAAAGCGGCTTTGAAGAGCTGCCGTATGTTGTGCCACGCTTCCTCAAAGCTACCGGTGAAGTAATGGGCAGAAGCCCGGCAATGACTGCATTGCCTGACGTTAAGATGTTGAATTTAATGTCAAAAACCATTATCTCTGCGGCTCAAAAACAGATTGACCCACCGTTGTTAGTTCCTGATGACGGGTTTCTTCTGCCAATTAGAACGAATCCGGGCGGGCTAAACTTCTTCCGTTCTGGCTCACGCGACACCATAACACCGTTGCAAACTGGCGCTAACATTCCTATTGGCCTAAACATGGAAGAGCAAAGACGCACAGCTATTCGTTCTGCGTTTTATGTAGACCAAATTCTATTCTCTGGTCAGTCAACTATGACGGCCACAGAAGTCATGCAAAGGCAAGAAGAGCGCATGAGGGTTATTGGACCTGTGCTGGGCAGGCTTATGAGCGAAATGTTACGGCCATTGATTGACCGCATCTTTGCTCTTATGTTGCGGGCTAACATGCTTGCACCACCACCAGAAATTTTACAGGGACGTGATGTGGATATTGAATATGTGTCACCACTAGCCAAGGCACAAAAGTCATCTAGCGTTAACAACACTATGCGAGCGCTTGAGATGCTTATGCCGTTAGCTGAGTCGTTACCGGTTGGCGACCACATTGACCCTGATGGTCTTGTCCGCCACATAACTGATTCTCTTGGCGTTCCGAAGACAACCTTGCGTAGCTCCAGAGAGATTGCAGAGATGCGTGAGCAACGTGCTGCGGCAGAGCAACAGCAAGCCCAGCGTCAGCAGGAACAGGAAGATGTTTACACTGCTGCACAGGCAGCACAGGCTGTTAGAATGGTTGGAGGCAACGAACAGTGAAAGAAGTAGAGCAGTTAAAGCACATGTACAAAGATGTCTTTGGCACTGAGATTGGTGCAAAGATTTTAAAAGACCTTGAGGCTCGATGTAATTGGAGGGCTTCAAGCTATGTAGCAGGCGATGCCAACGCTACAGCTTTTGAGGAAGGTAAACGAGCAGTTATCCTTCATATTCACAACATGATGACAGAGGAGTAATTATGTCAGAAGAAAATGTCGAACAGGTAGCCCAGCCGGAGGCAGGCGGTACTATGCTGGAAACACCAGCAGAAGTAGCGCAAGGTGGGTCTGGTAACGATTTTCTAAACACGATTCCAGAAGAATTGCGTGACCACCCAAGCCTATCACCTATCAAGGACGTAGAAAACCTAGCACGGTCTTACGTTAACGCACAGAAACTAATTGGCGCAGACAAGATTCCTATGCCAGTTAATCCTACCGATGAAGACCTTGACCGCATCTATGGTCGTCTTGGTCGTCCAGAAACAGCGGAGGGGTACGAAATCCCTGTGGATGGCAACATCGTGACGGAGGAAGTAGCTAAGGATTACGCTAACGTAGCCCACAAGCTGCGCCTTAGCCCACAACAGGCATCTGGTATTCTTGAATATTATCAGTCACTTGCAGGCCAAAGCGAAGAAACTATGGCAGCTAATGACGCAAAAATTATGCAGGATACTGAGCTTTCTTTGAAGAAAGAGTGGGGCGATGATTACGGCAATAAACTGGCCATGGCTAAGGAAGCTGTTGAATCATTTGCATCTACAGACATGCTTGAGATTCGTTTAGCTGATGGCACTAAAGTTGGCAATCATCCAGATTTTATCAAAGCATTTGCTAAGATGGCTGATTTCCGGCATAATATGACTAGCGAAGACACTGTAGCTGATGCGCCTATGGCTCGCACGATGAATAAGCAAGCCGCGAAAAATGAGATTGATGCCATTATGAATGACAAATCTCACGCGTATTGGGACAGAAAAAATGTTGTTGGTCGCCAACAAGCGATTCAGCGGATGCAAGAATTATGGGGCATGGT